CTTCCCAAGGGTAAACTAACCATACATCCTCTTCTGCTTTGTTTACAGTATCGCAGTAGTAGTTTACAAGTTCAAAGTTGCTAGACAAGTTTTCGGTAAGCACAGCAAATCTTACACTATTACCCCAGATCTCTTTCCAAGCCACATCTCCTGGCACACAACTACTTTGCCAATCTGTAACAATCCAGTCAAACGTTTTTCCTGAGTCGTTTATATCGTCAACAATTAAGATTTTTTTACGTTTCTCTGCAATGCTACCTGTTACGCTGTCAAAATAACCTTCGGTAGGTATAACACCATATCCATATGCATCTTCTGCCATCCAGCAATTGCTTTCTGTGTATAATCCATTATCTCGGAAGTTTACTTGTAGTGTGTCAGCAGGTATATTTGTCATGTTACTGATTATTGTAGCAGGTACGTTACCTCCACGGGTAAGACCTACTATATAATCAGGCCGCCAATTATCTGCATACAGTTGATTTACAATTTGTATGCACATTGTTTCAATATCATTCCACGAATAATATTTCTTTTTCATTATGCCTTTTTATTTTTAGATTTGTAATCAGCTTTTACTAAGTCGTATATTTGTCGGAAATTTCGATAGGCTTTATCTAATGCAGGATATTCTGCAGCCATTTTTTCAACTTCACCTGTATTAATAAGTTCATTAAATGTAACAGTGTTATCCCAGATAGTAGTACTATAAGTAAAGCTATCTGGGTTGACTAAGGAAGTATTATCTGCCATTGTATCATAGGTTAAAACTTGTGATTCTTGATCGTCTAACGGTATAGTTATTGTCACAGGTCTGTTATAATTGTATTCTGGATTTACTTTATTCATTTTAATGCATTATAAAGACGTGTACCAGAAAAGAATTTATTTTCTAAAAATTCTTTTTGTTCAATTATTTGTCCTTTATACTTACTATAGTTTTCCATGAAATGTAATATTCTCTCCATTAAACTAATTTTATATTCTTTATAGGTATCAAAACTAGCAGTCCACGCACTAGGATATTTAAAATCATCTTGCGCCATTTCTTTATAACTCAATCTATCTGGAACCATAGGAATACAATCTACAAGTAATCCTTCATACCAACTGATTCCTAAAGTTTCTTGTAAGTTTGCACTAAAAACAATTTTAGCTCGTCCTAATAATTCATGATACTCTTTTTTAGTTAATTTTTTATCTTGGCAAGTTACAAATTCATATTGTGGTAAAGATTCTTTTAGGTCTAAGAAAATATCATGTTGTTTTTCTGGAGCAATCCTGTGCGGAAAAACTATAATATTTTCTTTCTGTCGGCCTCTATTACCAAACATACTGTCATGTAAATATTCCATTGGCCAACCGACACGTTTGATTTTATGTAATTTTTGTTCATCTATTTCAGCTGTGTCTTTCCAAAATGTTTCAGTAAATAAATCAATATGAAATTCTGTTGCAAAAAAATTGTCATCGTAGCATTCATACATGCTCATTTCTGCATGTCTGACCCACGGAGAATCACCAATTAGTCTACCTAAGAAATCATGGTGATCATATGATCCAGCATGCCACATACCGCCAATTTTGATTTTATAACCTAGTAGTTCAGCCATATATTTTAATTGAATAACAGTAGGATTCCATGCATCAGTATACAAGAAATAATCCCCGTCTTGTATTTCATTATTACAAAACATTTCTGCAATTATTTCTTGTTGTTTACTTTTGTAGACATTAGTACCACCAAAATTTAAAAAAGCTCCAGGAGTAGTATCTTGAGGAATTTCACCTCCGCTAATTGTTATAACAGATGCGCCGGTAGCTTTTTCAATTTGTTTAGGAAGCCAGTCTTTCCATTGTTTAGTATATCTAGTTTCAACAGCTTCTAAGTCAACTATATAGATAGTCATCTTACCCTTTATTTTTACTGTTATACTTCTGCCAAATTAAGTAACTTTCCCATACTCGGTCGCCTTTTTTATATAAACTAGATTCATGGAAAGGTTTACCCTCGAATCTACAATAGTCACGAAATGCGTCTAAATCATCAAAAATTTTTCGGATAAGTGGATCTTTAATTGCCATTTTTATTTCTCTTCATAATCGTTATAAATTATTTGACAGCCATTTTCGCCATCTTCTGCAACATCAATTACAACAAATCGACCTGGATACTTTGCGTGAATATGATGATATAAATCATCCGAAATCATTTCGCAGCTTTTATAGTCTAATTGAACTGTTCCTGTGTTATATAGATTTTCACACCAGCGTTTAAATTGTATAAATTCAATTTCTCTATCATCATGGAAAACTTCTATTTGTACTTTGAAATGAAAAATATGTCTGTGTGGATGACCTAAAAAGCTTACATCATATTCATCTCCTGTAGCAAGATTAGGATCTGTTAGTGCTGCAGGATATTTATGAATACCTTCTTTTTTAAAAGTTACCCAAATGCTTCTTTTACTCATATTACCTTTATTTATTTTAGTATAGTATCTGCGGTATAATCTTTCCATTTTGTAAATTTATCACTTGCCATTAAGTCATGCAATCTATGACACCAAACTCCGGGATTTGTACTATTATAAGATATATCATCTATCTTAATCATTGTATTATAGTTCCAAAGTTTTACATATGGTATAGGAATTCTAAGTTGCGGAATAAAATTATTAAACTCGCATAACCCTCCTTCGTTAAATTGTTCAATAGCATTAAAGGGAATATCTAAACTGCACAAGTGTCCTTCTTTTAGAAAGTGTTCTATCATCTGTTCCCATTGGTCCCATTCTTCCGGTGTTTGCGGATTAAAAGAATGATTAGCACCAAAAAAGATGTGTTCTGCTTTAAGTTTTCCTACAGCATTAGTAATGTCTAGTATAGGTTGTATTCCTACAACAAATAATGTATTCATTGAATAGGCAGGAGTTTTTTCAACTTCCCTACCATAAAAAAATCTTACATTATCTCTATTTAACTTTTCGTTACTATAGTTTCTGTCCATCATACCTCTTCAATATGTTCGTTATATTTTGTGATTGGATTAGTCATCTTTTTACCTACAGCGCCTCTTGTGCCGATAATAGTGTCTAAAAATGGTCTGTAATCGTCACAAATTTTATTTGCTTTTTCTCGATCATCAGTTGAGAATATTTCTTCAACTACTTCTCGAAAAGCAATCTTCTCAAATTTTTCATGCAGTAACATAGAAGGAAAAATTCCTGCATCATATTTCCGATTTGCTTCTTGTACTGCGTTTATATGCATCCAAACATTATGACCCATCATCAATGCATAGCTAAAACTATCCCAGCTAGTTGAATCTTTATCTCTAATAATAGGATTGCCGTCTTTATCTAATTTTATAGATCCATCTTTGTTTAATTCTGGATCTCCAGCAAGTACTTTGATAGCACCAACTTTATTTTTATCACCTATGTTATATACACAAATGTCATTTGTAAGTAATTTATCTGAGATAGGACTATCCATAAATGATGTATGATTACCTTCTCTAACAAATGCTTTTCCAAATGGAGTAGTATCAGTTGCTAAATGCAAACCGTCTATGCTAGGAACCATTCTATAAACCCATTTTGATCTATCATCAGTTTCTAATTCACAGTAAATTTGACCATTAGCAGTTGCTAAAAATGGACTTGCACAATCAAATGTTATTGTGAAATTTTCATTATGGTATTTTCTAATTGCTCTTTGTACATCTGTTAGTAACGCAGCCCACTCAAGTTTACTTGTACCTAAGAAATGCATTACATCATGTGTACCTTTTTCTAGCAAACCATCATATCTTAATGCTATAAGTCTTTTAAGTGCTAAGTGTATATCACACATATTTTGTCCGCCCATGCTCCAACCATTAAAGTGATTAGAAGGATATTTTTTTGGATCACAATAGTCTTTCATTTGTTGATACCAATCCTCTGCTTCTGTATGGTTTTCACCTTGTAACACATTTAAAAATTTACAAGCACCTGATCTATTTTTTAAAAAATAATTGTTATTAATTCTTGTTGCATCTACTGCTTGTTGGTAAGTAGTAACTCCTGTAGCTTTTTTTCCTTCGTCACTTCTAGCTACCCAGGCAGGAATGTCTAGTATCATTCCATAATCCATGTATTTGTCCATCCAGCGCAAAACGTCATTTCGTTTCTTACTAGCTTTAGGACAACTAGGATCTTTCCAGTCGCCTTCCCAAACACCTTTACCTATTTGGAATCCACCACTGTCACCAAGTACCCAAGTATCTTCTCTGTTTCGATTCCTTATCATATCTTCGTTTGGATCATCTTTGGTTATGTCCAAGTTTGCATGACCTGCAGAATACAGTGTCCATTTATAATAAAATTTACCTTCTTGTTTATTAATGTAGTTAAGACTTTCGACACCGTTATTTAAATGCTTAGGAATTCTTGTTTTATCAACATATTCTTCAAATCTTTGTTTACCTACAAATGTAGCATAGAAGCCGCTAAGTGCAGGCAAAAATATTGCATAATCTTTTTGTGTTTCTGTTAAGTTTGTGTTCATTATTTTGTTTGACAAGGAATGATGTAATCATAAGTAGCTAATCCACTATCTACTGAAATTTTCATCACACCTGTATCTGAAATACTTATAGTAGAGTTTCCTGATAAACTTAAAATGCTTTGAACTTCTTGCACAGGATAGCTTTTTTGAGTAGTTAAACTGCCACCAGCTTTGTGTTTGAATACAAATTCACCTTCATGTGTTACGCTATCACCAAATGAAAATATGATATTATCATTATCTGATTTTACGTTAAAATGTAAATTTTCAGAGTGAACAGCACTCATTAGTTTCATCCTTGTGATGCTTGCTACAGGTGGCTCAAATTCAACACCCCACTGAGCACCTTTAAATCTTACACTTTTTAAATTCTTTTCAATAATATCTTTGTTAATAAACTTGTACTCATTTTTAAAATCTCCAATGACATTTTCAAAGTATAATCCAGCTGGATATTCTTCGTCATTTTTTGATTTGCGTACTACTTCAATTTTAGCATCTTCTTTATATTCAGGACTTTTTAGTAACAAGTTTAATTTATCTAAATTCCCCATACCAAATATTCCATCGAATTCATTAATTCGGTCATGAGTAGTTCCAAATAAAATTACACCTCTGTTTTCTGTAATGCTGTTAATAGATGTTGAAGTAGAGTCTGTAGAAATTTTTAGTGTATTTAAAAATCCTAATCCATGTGTGTGTGATACGATGTCTTGTAAAATATCTTGCATTTATCCTTTATAGTTTTAAGTTTTTTCTGTTCCTTGTAGTATATAATTGTATATACCATTTGGGCTTTTTACAGTTATCATTAAACGGCCTTCGTCGGAAATTCGCATAACCTTGTCACCGTCTAACAATTGAATAGCTAAAATTTGAGGCACGTTGTACGTCCAACGTTTATCTAAGTGGCTAACAGGCATTAAGTACGAATTTCGATCGTTTACGAATAGCTTAACATGATTTTGCGCTCCTGTCAAGATAGGATTGTCGTTTATATTTTTAATTAAATCTTGCTGTACTTCAAAAGCGTAAACATATTTTTTATCTAATTCTGGTAGCGTTATTGGTCGTCTTAAGTCAAATCCTCTAACAACATTTTGGTCTTGATACTGTGGATTTACTGGAGGCAATGATGGTGGAACAGAGATATTGCCAGCCATATGCCTATGACGTGGGCAATAGTAATAATATGTATTATTTTCTGCAACAGTCCAATTTACAGTATCCGAGCCATTACCAAATGACCCTCTTGCATGATATCTTGTTCCTTTTTCTTGTTTAGTTTTTATCCAAAAAGGATGTATACTAACAGTCGCTGGATCTACGTTAAATTGAACTTTGTCTCCTATAGCAAAAGTTAGCGAAGGCATTGTTGCACTAAAGGTACCATTTCTATCTGTGCCTGACATTGTATAAGTGTCGTTCACATGGGATACTGTGATTATGTAATCAGGAGTAAATTCAGGTGACCATGCATTTCTTCCATAGGTGTAATCATTTTCTTCATAGTAGTAAGGAGCCCATAAAGTGGAATCCTGTGGTAAAGGTAAATTTATATCATTAAAAATATGGTCATAAGGCGGTGTATTTGGAATAGGATCTAAGTCAGGATGATATAGATTTTGTCGTGTATATATAACAGGAGGTTTGCCTATGCCTGTAAAGGGTTGAGCAGAATAACTGCTGAGGACAAATCCATTGCCCGTGTCGTGCCTTATAAAAAATTCATTAGGTGTGTCATAAAAATTTACCACTTCTCCGCCTAATGTATCTGTAATTTGTAATCTACGATTATTTATTATATTTTTAATATAATATTGTTGGTTTGTAGACAAAGTTGTTGTAGGAATTGCGCTAGCATCATTATAAGATTCAAATTGTATTGGCATATTTAATCTAAACCAACCTGTATCGTCTACTTCTAATTCATTTGCTTCGTGATAAATCTCAAATTCAAAATTGCTATATGGTACAGGCTTAACAGGGCCACCAATCGTTTCGGTAATAGTGAATTCCAATCTTACAAAATCTATTTTCATTTCAAATTCAAAATTACTATATGGTAATAGTAACTGTTCACCATTTGGTTCATCTGAAAGTGTAAAAAATCCGTCTTTATATACTTCTTTTATATAATATTTTTTGTATGGATCAGGTGTAACAGGATCTTGTAGTTCTGCTTCTATCAATGCATTTGCAGAGTCTGGTAAATTTTCAAAAGAAACCTCAATTCCTGGATATAAAACATCTATAAATCCTTTTTCAATAGGCACGTCTAAAGATAAAATTCCGTCGCTATCTACTCCAGTGACTAAAAATTTTTCTTCTCCGTCATAAAATTTTGTTACTTCTTTTATGTAATAAGTTTTTGTAGGATCTAATTCTGCTTGTAATAACGCATTTGTGGAATCAGGCGGATTCCGAAATTTAACAGGCATGTTAGGTTCTAAATGTTTCCATAATTCTTTGCCATTCGTTTGTACATAGGAAAAATTAAAGTCAAAAATTTGATATATGTCCAAAACAACTGTCAAAAACAGTTCAAAATTTGTAAAAGGTAAGACATGAATAGGACCTCCCAAGGAGTCAGAAAAGGTAAAATTATGACAATCTATTATTTCTTTTACATAATATATACTTGTTGGATCTAATCCAGCAGCAACCACAGCGTCTGCACTGTCTGGCGGATTGCTAAAACGTATTTGTTTTCCTACTTTTAAAATAGAAGTGTCTTCTATCGTTATGACCAGGTTTTCTTCATCAAGAAATGGTCCTATGAAATAATTCCTAGACGGAACTTGTCTATATATAGTATCAGTGTATTCAGCAACTGTTCTTGTTATAGTTTTGAATTCGTCAATAATCCTAGAAATATATGTTCCTTTTATGTTTTTTTCCCAAGTTATCTTGCCAAAGTTTGGATTATCTTCGCCAAAATAAAATTCTAAATCATGTTCAGGAAATATATTTGATTCTGATACGATACGTGCCAAAAAACTGAAATTTGAATAAGGAAGTAATAGTATTGCACCATTTAAGGAATTTGAAATAGTAAAAGATCCGTCGCTGAAAGTTGTTAGAACATAATAAATAGTATCTGGCAATAATCCAACATTTGATAATGCATTTGATGAATCATCCGTATTGCTGAAAACTAATTGTGTGCCTGGAGATACTAGTAATGTATTACTTAGTAATCTATTATTATTATCAACGCCATTGATAATGTTTGTGAATATATTATTTGAATATAAATCAAATGTTACGTAATCTACATATGCAAGTGCCATTTTATCAAATCTAGATTTTTGCAATTCAGTAAGATTAAGGCTAAAATTCCACAGACTGTTTTTAAAATCTATCATTTCATGTTGTGACGGAACTACGTTTCTATCTATTAATTGCCACTCGTCTTTGAAGGTATCGTCGGGATTATCAAAATTTAATTTATTAGATACAAATTCATTATTTTCATCTATATTGTTAACAGCTATATTACTGTCAGTTGGATATTCTTGTAAATTTTCTAAATAATTAAATAGCTTATAAAGATCAAACATGCCAAATTCAGCATTAAAATCAGTTATTTTCTCATCTGTTCTGGCATCTAAGTATACTATTTTATCTTCAGTAACCCCCTCTATGAAAGTATGATCCTGTATTATTTCAAAACTCGTTGTTAATGAACTAGAAAAATGTAAAAAATTATAATGTGAATCTTTTACGGTATTAGGTAAGTGTTGTGATGCGCTAATCCTAATTTTGTTGTCTTCTAGTATCTCATAAACAAAATATTTCGTTAATAATTGTAAACCTGTTAAGGATACTTTATTACCATAGATAGGAAATTCTTCAAAGACTAGACGCATACCTAAGTCTAACCAACTTGTGTCTTTAACTCTCAAATAACTACGATCAAATTTTATATTAAAGCTTCCTGTAGGTGTACTTAAAGGTAATACTTCTCCAGGAAGTTCAGTTTCACCTATATTGAATTTTACACAGGTTGTATCTCCTACAATATTTTTTACATAATAATATTTTGCAGGATCTATTTCTGTAGATATACCTTCAAATCTAACTTTTATTTTAGATTCTAGCCACGGAACATTATTAATTGTTGTTACAAGTTGATTGTTTTCTACATCTACCCTTGTAATTGTACCAGTTAGATCTGGTATTATTTCAACAACTTCACTTTTTATATGATATAATTTTAAAAAATGAAATAATGTATTATTGTAGGTATATTCTAATATTTCTTGTAATGTTGCTCTCATTTTAGCTCCAGGTCATTATATACATAGTATTTAACTAAATTTAAATGACTGGTTAAGCCGCATTGTCAAATGTTTTAGGCAGGTTGTTTATAATTATTTCAATCTTGTTGTCGTCGTCTTTTAATTTTATAGATATGTTTTGATGTTCTTCTAAGATTGCTTTGTGTTCTACTCCGTCTTGTTTAATAGTAATTTCTTTAGCTTGAGACATTTTGTTAAGTTCAACGCCACCAAATATTGCATTATGTAAATCCATATAACCACAATCCATGCCAACGCCATACATGCTCATGTCAAATCCAAATACTTGATATAGGACGTATCTATAGCTTCCGTTTTTTATATAGTCACCTTTATGTATACGTTTACAAACAGCATAAAAAGCTTTTTCTCTTTCTTCTTCAGACAGCTTGTCCCACCATTCGTTATTGTCTGCTTCGTATTGTTCTGTTGCTTCTTTGTATGCTTTTTGTGCAGCTATAAATTCAGGAGAGTTAATACTATCTAATAGTCTTTTCTTTTTAAGTTCTACTGCATGTCCATTATAAGACTCTTCCCAGTTAGAGGCTATTTCTTTTAATTTTTTAGTAGTTTCTTCGTCTGTCATTATTTAATCCCATTCAAACAAATTATTAAAATTATTTTCCTGTTTTGTTTCGTCTAAATTATAATTTAGCACACCAATAAGGTTGTCTAATTTTTTGTCAATAATTGCTTCCTCCATGCCGTCGCTATCAAAAGGAAGTTTTTTAAACCAATCAGGTAATCTAAGCTCATCGACAGGATATGCAACACTTGTATAACCTATTGGATTAGGTTTTAATTTACAAACGATAACTTTCATGCCGTCTACAATATCCATACTATATCTATCATTATTAATATGCTTTAAGGAATTCCAATTTAAACTTGCTCTTACATGTCCTGGTAAATTAGCTTTGCCTTTAGATTCTTCTAGTCTTTGATAGTGTCCTATCTTATTAGCACGTTTAGGAGATCCTTTTTCCCAACCTGGACGGCTTTTAAAATCTGTGCGAAATTCTGTAATTCTGTCTATTATTTCAGACTCTGGTGCTTCTTTTAGCACCATCATTAAAATTTCAGACAAAAATTCTTGCATAAAAACTGGAGTATCTGATCTACGCAAATCAAGACCCATTGCTTTTACTTTACCTGGTTTGTCATCAACATCTTTTCGTTCACCTTCTAAATCATAAACTAAAGCTGCATAACGTTTTTTTGTTATGTAAAGTCCTGATTCTGCTACGATTTCTCTACCTGCTGCAATTACAGCAGATCTACTAGCAGGGCAATGGAATGCTCTTAGCATAAAATCTTTAAAAGTGGTGTTGGCTTCTTCTGCTACTTGGTCATAGAGTCTAATTACTGCTTCTTTTGACCAAGGAATAGTTCCATTATCTATTTCTGTTTTTAAAACAGGATATGCACTGAAATAAACTGAATCTGTGTCTCCATATATTACTGCTTTGCCAACGTGATTGTATTCACCTGTTATAACTTTATTAACTTCGGCACTCATGTGTTTTACTATTTGTCTACCAGTTAGTGTAGTTGACTGGCCAATACGTTTGTCAAAAAATCGACAACCTGGATTTAAGATTGCACCATACAATGAATTTAAGTTAATCTTTTTTACAAGTTGGCGTTTATCCCAAAATGCAATCTCAAGTTGATTATCAGCTTCAATTGCTTTCTTTTTCATAGCTTGCAGATCTTTACGTTCTGCATACCAACGTTTCAATATTCCTGGAATAACTCCTTCAAATTCAGTTGTAAATATTGTACCGTTAGCACTTAACATCCAAGGCATGCCGCTATCAAATATTAGCTTATAAACTTCTGCGCCGCTTAGTGTCTCTGATCGACCGTCTTCAAAGTCTAATGTAAGTACAGTATCTTTTCGTTGATCTAATACTGCTTGATATTCTTCTGTACCAAAGCGTCCTTCCCAAGCTCCTGCAAATGATTTCTTTTCTAAGGTTATTGCTTCATTAATTATGCTGTCTGTTATTTCAGGACGTAATTGTCCTACAATTGTTTCTGGTGCCATATTTAATGCACGAATAACACTTGGATATAGACTGTTTAAGTCCATACTTCCGATCCATTTGTGTACACCTTTTTTTGGAAATGCAACATACGCACCAGCAGCAGCAGTGTTTTCATCATCTCTTTTTGGACGATTAGGTACTCTCATGCCTCTTTCATGTGCTTCATTTATTATAGCTTGTTCTGTCACTGCAACTGCACCCATTGTGGTTTGTAATAATACAGTATTAGCATGGGCAAGTTCGTTGCTTAGATCAATAAATTTTAGTTTTTTGTCTAACTTATCTAGCAGTGCAACGTCTTGCCGGTTGTATTCAATAAATGTTTTAAAATCGTTGTTGTATAACTGGTCAAGTGTACCTTCGTAAACAGTTTTACGCTCGCCTACTTCCATTTCGCCAATTGCATCTAGTCTATAGCTATGTCGTTCTTCGTATGTGTACTTCCTATATAGTTCAAGACTGTCTAAATGCACACGGCCAACAAGATCAAACGTTTCAGCTTTTTTGCCAAACTTTTCATATTCTCTTTTCTTAGGCAATTGCTTCCACAAGCAAAAGCGTCTTGTATCATCCTTGCTTAGTATTCTGCTTACACGATTAACAGTATACGGAATATCATATCCTTCTGAGTTCCAACCACTTAATACGTCAGCATCTTCTATAAGATCAAGGAATGTTTCAAGCATTTCTCCTTCATCTGTAAAAAGTAATACATCATCACCCCATTCTGAAACTTCATGCTTTGCTTGTTCTAATGAAAGTGTTTTAGGAGGAAGGGCTAGTGTAATAAGAACATCTAACCATTGTAGATTTACAGTAATTGCTGTAATTGGCATGAAAGGATCTGCTGGATCAGCAAATCCTCTATCAGGATCAAAATCTGTTTCAATATCAAAAAACGCAATATTTAACTTAGGAGCGTCCTGATTGAGATAATTTTCACTTAGGCATTGGAAAATAGGATTTACGTCACTTTCAAATAAAGTTTTGTCTCTATTAATTGCTATTTCTTTACGAAAATCTTTTGTGTTTTTACAGATAATTTTTGAAAGAGGATCACCGTAGATACTTAGATGTTTTCCTTTAGGATCTTTGTAATAAAAAGTATATTTAACTGGAAATTCTAGGAAGTGTTTTTTACCTTCTTTTCGTTCAACAACTCTGATAATGTCTTCGTTTCTGTCAAAAATTGCGTCTACGTAACTCATTGTGTCTTTCTCGTTATTTTGTGGCTAACGTACCATCTACATGCGTAATGCGTAAAAGTTTATTTATCAATACCACCCCATTGCACGACCAAAACCAAAAACATGTAAACATGCAAAGTAAATTGTCATAACTAATGGCCATCCTACACCTCTCCTAACAAATGCAATAATACTAAATACTGCACCTGTAAAGCTTACAGGATAGATTAAATGCATAGGAGGATGTTGTGCTGTTACAGATATCCACGTCATACTAGTGAAAACACAAATACTAGCTATAGTTTCAAAATAAAATGCAGTTCTGTCGCTAGTATAACTCCTAATCCAAAAATCTTTTATTTTTTGCCATAACATCAGTGATCCTTACCTACTGTAGCGATTAAAGTTTCTAAATCTTCAAATTCGTCAGCAACACGATGCCAATCTGCTTTATGAGCAATTTTTATTGCTTTGTTAATTAAACTTGGCTTTACATTAAGCTCCTCTGCAACAGCCTTTACAGTGTCTTTTAAGCCTTCGTTTAAATCCTGTATTTCTTGTAATACAGTGCATCCTTCATTAACTAGTCTTTCTAATTTTGCTTTTTCATCAATACCATAGACTCTATCGCTCATTGTTACTCCTTAAAAGTGTCAAAATATAATTGTAGAATTTTTTATGATGGTCTTCATCCATATGGTTGGGTCTATTATCTATGTCTATATCAACCTTATTATACTGTAT